ACGACATTCGCCGCCAAGGTACACTCATGGTAGCTAAGTATGCTATGGGTCACGGCGTACTGCGTCCTGAAGCTGCTGTTCAGATTCAGACTGCTTAAATCTCTAGCGGGAGCCTTTCGGGGCTTCCGCTTTTTTTTACCTTAGAGGATTTGATATGGCAACTCCAACTACAGAACTAGAAGCTGTCAACATCATGCTAAGTGCCATCGGTGAGTCACCTGTCTCTAGTTTGAATGACCCTTCCCTAGTTGACGTATCGTTGGCAAAGTCCATCCTTGATGAGACTTCAGTTGACATTCAGTCTTCTGGACTACACTCCAATACAGAAATCAATTACCCACTTACACCGACTGTAAATGGTGAGGTGCTTGTGCCTACTAACTGCGCCCGGATCGACACCGTAGATGTCAGTAGAGACATTGACGTTGTGCATCGTGGTAACCGTCTATATGACCGGGATAAGCGCAGCTACTCAGACTTCACAGGTACACTGTACGTTGACATGGTACTGCTGCTGGACTTCACAGAGCTACCACAGCACGTTAGGCGACTGGTCACTGTAAAGGCAGCTAGACGCTTTCAGGCGAGGTTCATGGGGTCAGATACCCTGTATGGATTCACGGCTGATGATGAGCGTGAAGCAGTCTTGCTATTTGAACGTGGTGAGAAGCTAAACAACGACAGCAACGTGCTTACAGACAACATTGATACATACAAAATTCTATCAAGAGGTGCGCCTCGTAGAGCAGTAAGGTAATCGCTATGCCCCTAGTCAGCACCAGTATCCCCAATCTGTTGAATGGGGTGAGCCAACAGCCAGCAGCAATGCGGCAGTTGACACAGGGGGAAAGTCAGATCAATGCGCTTTCCTCTGTTGTTGATGGGCTTATTAAGCGGCCACCTTCAGAACACATTGCAAAACTAAGCACAGCCCTGCCGGGGAGTAACATAGCAACCCACATCATTGACCGTGGGGACAACGGTAAGCACTCGCTTATCGTTCTGTGTGTGCCGCCTAGTAACGTATTCATGTATCTGTTTGATATTGATACTGGTAATGCAGTTACCTTGAACGCATCAACAACCGACAAGGCTTACCTGTACTCTACCAACCCAGCTAAAGACCTAAAGTTTCTGACTGTTGCTGACTTTACGTTTGTCGTGAACAAGTCAAAGACTGTCGCTATGAACACAGCAACCACTCCCGGCACCCTCGTATCTACGAAGTTCCAAGAGTTTGCTGATCTGCCCGTAGATCAAAACACAATCTATGTGGGTGATAACAACACCACGCTGTTCAACATCTCCTTTAACTACGGCAACCAGAGCGATGTGAAGGTAAAGATCAATGACGTTCTACAGACCAGTGGCTTCAGCTTCACCTCAGATGGCAACCAGATAAAGTTTACTACTGCCCCTGCCAATGGTGACAACATCCAAATCTTTGAGGAGCCACCAGCAGGACGTTACTACGAGGTGGTGGGTGACCAGAACAACGCCTTTGATAACTACTATGTTAAATCACTGAGCGGCAATGCTTACGAGGAAACGGTCAAGCCGGGTATCACATACCAGTTTGACGCCACTACGATGCCATACGCTATCGTACCCGGCGCAAGCTCATTCACCCTACAGCCTATCACATGGGGTGAACGCACGGTTGGTGACCTAGACTCCGCACCCAACCCATCTATTGTAGGACAGAAACTAAACGACATCTTCTTCTTTAGAAATCGTCTTGGGCTTCTGTCGCAAGAGAACATCGTTATGTCTGCCGCTGGTGACTTCTACAGGTTCTTCCCTGAGACAGTTACCACAGTGCTTGCAGACGGGCCTATTGATGTGTCTATCAGCCACACCAAGGTGTCGCTACTGGAACACGCAATCGCCTTCAACGAAACACTGACGATCTTCTCAGACTCTACTCAGTTTATTATCGACAGTGATGGCAACCTAACACCACAGACTATCTCCGTGTCCCCCTCAACAGAGTTTGAGAGTGACATTGGTGTAGCCCCTGTGGGTGCTGGTACATCTCTGTACTTCCCATCCAAGAAGGGTGAGTTCTCTAGCATCAGAGAATACTATATCCAGAGTGATACGGTGATCCGTGATGCCCTAGAGATATCAGCCCACATCCCCAAGTACGTCCCTAAGAACATCGTTAAGATGGCTACGTCCAGCAACGAGGACATCCTTGTATGTCTGTCGTCAGAGGACAGGTCAAAACTGTTTGTGTACAAATGGTACAACGATGGGCAACAGAAGCTACAATCTAGCTGGTCACAGTGGGAGGTAGCACTAGGGGCTGGAGCTAACGCTGGTATCTACGACATCAGGATTATTGAGAATGACCTGTTCATGGTTATTGTCCGTGGTGATGGTGTCTTCCTAGAAAAGATTTCACTACAGCACCCTGACGATACTGGACTAGATTTCAACATCAGGATTGACCGTAAGACATCCCTCACAGGTTCCTACTCTAGCGGCACGGGGCTGACCACATGGACACTGCCATATGAATATGATGGTGACATGGTTGTGGTTAAGTCAGGTAGCTGGCCTGACCGCAAGGGCGTGGACATAACTAATGCCCGGCCCAATGTTACAACTGTAACAGCCGTTGGTGACTACAGTAGCCATCCTGTCATCGTTGGTGTGCCTTATACATTCTCCTATCAGTTCTCAGCGCAGCACGTTAGAGAGAACAACGCACAGCAATCAGTGCAGTCCGGGCGTCTACAGCTACGGACAATGCGGGTCAACTACGAGGACACTGGGTACTTCAAGGTACAGGTGACACCAGAAGGTAGAACCACAAACGAGTATGAGTTTACAGGCGTGGTTCTGAACCAGCTTAACTCTACTATTGAGGATGTGTTCCTGTCAGATGGCACGTTCCGTTTCCCTGTGCAGTCTAAGAATGACCGGGTAAACATTACACTCACATCCGATAACTACCTACCGTGTGCCTTCCAGAACGCTGAATGGGAAGGCTTCTACACGATCAGATCACAGAGGATTTAATATGCTCAAGGTTGTTGATGCTCATTACATGGATGCCATAGCACTGGCTCCACGGTTACGGGAGATAGATAACCTTGAGGTTAAATGTATAGGCCACACCCCTGAGAGTGCATTGCTGCAAGGCTTTGAGCTACCAGAAGCCAAGGTTCTTACTGCCCTAGATGGCGATGAGGAAGCGGTGCTGATGTGTGGGGTGTGTCGATCTGACGAAGACCCGGAAGCTGGTGTCATATGGATGCTGGCCTCTGATGATATAGACAAACATAAAAAGGACTTCTTGCGGCTGTCTGAGCCTGTCGCTGACGAACTCTCTGAAGGTTACAAATATGTGTATAACCTAGTCCACAAGGACAACACAAAGAGCATCAGGTGGCTTAGATGGAACGGATTTACCGTTGATGAGACTAAGGTCTACGATCAAGGTGGAGAAGACTTTTACTTACTCACAAGGGAAAACAAGAAATGTGTGGCCCATCAGCAATGATACTAGGCGGGATGCAGCTAGGCTCATCCATGTCAGCGCAGGAATCTCAGTACAGAATGTCAGGGATTCAACGTGAGGCCAATACTGAGATGGCAACATCTGCCCTTGAGTTAGAGCAAGCGCAACTATTGCGGTCTGCTGATGAGGTAGGTAAGGCATCTGCTGAGAGACAGTTCGACACTCAGGTACGAGGCATGGAGATGGCTGCACTAGCCAAGGTCATGGCTGGTGAATCCCATGTGGAGGGTGTGTCAGTAGAAGCCGTGATGAATGATATCAAACGTCAAGAAGGCAAGATTACTGTCCGTGAACAGAACTCGCTAGAGAGTAAGATTGCATCAATCAAGGATCAGAACACAGCATCAGTACAGCGTATGGTTGCCCGTATGAACGGACTGCCGCCTGTAGCTGCACCTAATCTCTTGACTACAGCTTTGACTATCGGCGCACAGAATGTCTCAGATCAGAATATGGCCGATTTTGATAATTGGTTTGACACTAAATTTGGATAGGATCGGTAGCTATGGCTAGACAACCACTAAATAAACTAGCGGGATTTGACGCTACAAGTCAGTCTGCTGCCCGTCCAATCGACTCATTCGGCGGCACCCCTGCTGCCCCTAAAGTCCCTTCATCAGTTACACAGATTGCTGACGCCATTGGCCTTGTCAGTAACGCATCAATGAAGTATCGCAATCGCCTTGCTGCTGAAGAACGCTCTGAGGCAAAAGCCGAAGAGAGGGCGTTGGGCAAAGCTAGGGCGACAGCCTATGCAGCCCGTTGGTCAGCCGAAGAAGAGAACGGTATCCTGACTGCTGTGCAGATGGGCGAGGAGTTTGCTGACGTATCCAGTGCGGTACTGTCTACGCTGGTACAAGATGAGAACCGCTCCCGGTACTACAAGAGTGCAAAGGAAGCTCTCACGGCACTAGACGATGCAACCCTCCTTGACCCTGCTAAGACAGATGAGTTGTATGCCTCACTTATTGATCAAGCTATAGCAGACACAGACGGGTTTGACTTTGCTCAAGCTGGCGCTATCCAAGGCGTAGAGAACGCTATCTCTGAGATGTCAGGCCAACACGCAAACACCCGTGACGCTGTTGTGCGGAAGCGGAGTGAGGCATCTCTAAGGGCGCAAGTGTTTGAGCTACTAGATGCCACCAGAGATTACGAAGAGATTGTTGCTGGGTTTGACTTGATCGACTCCAAAGCAACACCTTTCGATAACGCTGGTAAAAAACAGATTTATGTAGATGCTCTGATTGCCTACGACTTGGCAAACGAAGGGCAAGACCCAATAGCACAAAAAGTCATTAATGGTATTAAGTTTCTACAAGGGCCAGTGACATCACAAAAGATGTCAGAGTTTGCCCCTAAGATTACAGAGCTAAATATCGCTAGGATGCGGCGAGAGGACTACCTCAAAGACAGGCAACGGACAATAGATTTTGCTGAAGCTCAGTCAAAGATTTTTGATCTAGCGGTTTCAGATGATTTTGCAGGATTAGAGTCAGTGATGGCTAAGTCTGCTGGCCTTACAGGCGAGGATGCAATCCTTGGTAACAAAATCTATCAGGCTGCTGAAGCTGCACTAGAGTCTGCCAAGATGGACAAGACTGCAAGTGTTAGCAATCAGACTATCCTAGAGGAAGACATTAAGTTTGCTGCATCGACAGGAGACTACTCTGAATTAGGATTAGGTGAGGACGCCTCGCTAGAAGACCTTACTAGCTACATCATGGCAAGGACAGATATCCGGCCTGAACATAAGCAAAACCTTCTGGAGAACCTTCCTGTCTACATGGAAGGCTTTAAGCTGGTCAACAACACAGAATCTAACAACCGATTTCGTAATTCATTTAGAGAATCTATCAGCCTTATCCAAGGCAGTCCTAAGTCATACCACCTTACCCAAGCAGGAATCAACGTCAATACTACCGTAAGAAATGTGTTTGACGACACAGTGCGTTCAGAAGTTGACACTATCATGCAAGAGGAAGGGCGTAAGCCAACACCTACAGAGATGAGGGCTGTCTATGATCTTGCGGTTGAACGGGCTGGGGCAAAAGTAGCGCAGCTACAGCAGCTTATTGATAACCAAGGTGATGATAAAGCAGAAATTCAAGCATACCTATTACCACCAGATAACCCCGCAAGTCCAAACTTTGTACCTGAAGAGGGCAAAGAGTACACAACCCCTGATGGGCGTGTATTGGAATGGATAGGTGAAGGTGATCCTAACGACACATCAGATGGAGCTAACTGGAGAGATGTAACTCCAGAGCCTGAACCACAACCAGAACCACAACCAGAGCCAGAGCCTGAACCACAACCAGAGCCTGAACCCGAACCAGAAAAACGAGGGGATAGGAGAAACTCTGAGCCTAGTGGTGATGCGGGAGAAATCTTGAATAGGATTTTGGAAAATGTACTAGGCGATAGTGAGGATGAAGAGGATTCTGATGCACCTGTTAGCCGAAGAGATGGCCGCAAGTAAACCAAAAGGAAACACAAAATGGTAGACGGTAGAGTAAATTGGGGGAGTTCCCCTGACGAATCCAATAGGATTAATTGGGGTGCATCCCCTTCTATACGCCCTGCCAATCCCTCTGGTTTCAACGCCTCGTACACTCCATCAGAACAATCTATCTACGATGAAGACCTGATTAACGACACAAACTTTGTTCAAGCATCCAAGGTACTTTACCAGATGAATAACAGTGCGGATGCTGAACCCCTAGCTGACGATATGGAGTACGGTAAGTACGGCATTGAGATGATGGGCTGGTTCAACTGGAACCTACCTAAGATGACCCTTGATGCCAAGCGTATCTCTGGAGCTACGGACGAACAAAGACGGGCTTTCCTGTACATGATGAACGCCTATGACGATCTAGGTGTTTCATGGAATGGTGCCGGGCGTTTCTTCAAAGGTGTCCTTGCAGACCCCACAACATACGTTGGTCTGTCAACCTTTGGTGTCGGTACCCTTGTTGGTAAGGGCGCAGCACAGGCAACTAAGACAGGCGTAAAGTCACTTCTTAATCAGTCAATCAAAGGCGGCGTAATTGCTGGCGTTGAAGCTGGTGTCTACTCTGCTGCTGATGATATCAACCGTCAGATTGTCGAAACATCCGTGTCTGGTGAAGACATTGATTATGGACGGACGCTGAAGGCGGGAGCCATCGGTACTGTTGCCGGGTTTGGATTAGGTGCTGGGGTAACAGCAGCGGCTAAGAAACTTGGGCCAAAGCCTAAACCTAAGAAAGCACCTAAAGCAGAAACTACAGATGATCTTATTAATGACCTTCCATTGATGAGTATTGCGGATGAGGTAGAAGCACAGACCACTGCTGGACGACTCCGTGGAGGTATGGATGCGGTTGTCCGTGCAGTCAAAGAGACTGTACCGGGTGGTAAAGTAGCTGCCCTAGATGACGCTGGTGTCCAGAAGATGGACGAACTGGTCAGGACAGTGGAGCCTATTAAGGACATCCTTACTCAAGCATCAGCTAAGAACCCCGCTGAACTTGCAAAGCATCTTTTAGAAACAAATATGACAGATGCACAAAGTCAGGCTCTTGAGGTTGTATCAAACCAAACAGCCACAGCTTTGAAGACTAAGGTATACCAATTAAGGCAGCAGCAGATTGCTGTTAAATCTAGTGCAGATAAAGTCAAGAACATCCAAGATCAAATCGACAAGATTGAAGAAGTTATTAAGCCTATAGATGAGCTAGACGCTGCACTATCAACCATTACTGGTCAACGCCTTAGAGCTAGACAAGAAGGCCTTAATACAGGCGAAGTGCGTGGGATGACAATCGCTTCTCTAATAGAAGGTGGTATGACCCGTGCTGATGCTGAGAAGAAGTGGGATTCTATCTTTGCCGACAAACTGATCAAGCATGAACGCACTGCTGAAATGCGGGGCATGGACAAAAAGATTGAGGCGGCTAGACAAGCTGGTAACCAAGCAGAGTACATTAGACTTAAACACCAGAAGAAAATGAAGCTGGATGAGTTTAAGGAAGAGGTACTTGCGGAGGAAGGCAACGCTGTCTACCGGGCAATCAACAAGCCCATTAAGGTGATGAACGAGATTATGATTAGTTTCGTATTCTCGCCAGCTACGGTAATCATTAACACCGTCCCTTCAGCCGCTAAACTGGTATATAAGCCGTTTCTTAATAACCTTATGAAGAACGGTCTGAACAAAGTAGCCTTGAGGACAACGATGGCTGAGTATTCAGCTATGGCATCGTTTGCTCCAGCGGCAATGAAGGCAGCAGTCGCAGCCTTTAAGTATGAGCGGTCTATGCTGACAGGTGACTCTGCACGTTTCTTAGAGGAATACAATACGATCCCTAAGAAGTACGGTGGGGGCATCGTCCGTATTTTTCCACGACTCCTACTATCCACTGACGCATTGTTTGAAAATATCCATTACCGTGGTTATACCGTTGGTAAAGCTACCTCAAAGGCAATGGAAGATGGTTTAGAAAAGGGGTTGAAAGGTAAAGCTCTTGATGACCATGTTGCTAAAAAAGTAGACGAGTCAATCAACAAAGCCTACAAACCAGAAGAGAACGCTATCGACATCTTGATGAGCGATGGTATCTCCCGTGGATTGAAAGGGCCAAAGCTCCAGAACTACATAAACAAAGAGCTAAAGAAACGCCCTGAAGCATTTACCAAAGCAACAGATCAGGATGGCCGGGACTATGTTCAGGACGTTCTGTTCAAGCGGGACTTCTCTGGTGACAGTGCTGTCTCACAGCTTGCTAAAGGCTACGAGGGGTTTGTCAACAAGCACCCCATCATGCGTCTGGCTGGACAGTTGTTCTTCCGTACACCCGTGCGTGTCTTTGAGGAAGGCATCAGGCTCACACCGGGCTTGAACCTCATCTCACCTAGTTTCATGGCAGACTTGTCAGGTAAGAATGGCGAGATGCGGCAGATCAGGGCGCAAGGCGAGGCACTCATGTCTTATGCTATTGCTGGCTCTGTGTTCTCCCTCTATGCCACAGGTAACGTCACAGGCTCATTAGGCCAAGACTACAAGCAACGCCGACAGGCTGAGAACGCTGCTGAGATGGAGCCTTACAGTATGCGCTTCAGTGACGGCAGTACATTCAACTTCCGTAACTTTGACCCATTCTCTACCCCAATCAAGATTATGGTCAACGCCCTAGAACGGGCTGAGATACTAGCTTATAGGGCAGAGCAAGGGGAGCGTATCAACGAATCTGAGATGATGGCTGCACAGGCAATGGTAGCTGTTGGCATTGGTTCGATTGCACAGTCTATCAGGGACGCCAACTTGGCATCTGGTGTGGACGCTATGGTCACACTGTTTGAGGACTTGCAAGACCCTGAAGGCTCAGAACAGCTTATCAAGTTTGCTGGTCAGAAGGTTCAGACATTCCTCCCTAACACCTACTACAAGGTGCAGATGCTAGATAACCCTGTGCTATCTGACCCGGCTACGCTGGAACAGTTCATTCGGTATAGGATCAATCCTCAAGACCCCCTTGTGCCACGACAATACACGGCACTTGGTAGGCCACGCACACTCAGCAACCCGATGGCTAACCTTATCTACTTTGATACGGTGTCCAATGAGGAGCGGAAGCGTGGTGTACCTGAGAAGGAACTTGAGGTAGAAGCGTTCTTGAGGAAGCTGGCTATCGTTGGTGATACCCACTTCACTGCACCCTACACGCATAAGTTTCTACCCAATGTAGACCTGAGAACACGGATGACAAAGGATGGAAGCGAAAGCCTGTACGACAGGTGGATGCGATACACCCATGATTCGGGAGTGATTGATGTTCTACACGGACTTAGAGATTTGCCTATGGGTACGGCTTCTGTGTCAGGAATGGCAGAAACGGAAGCAAGGAAAGCTCTGAATACATTTAGGGAGATGGCTTTTATTACCCTGATGTCGGAAGAAACTGGTATTGATGAAGAATACATCAACAGTGAAATTAGGAAAATAGAAGCCGAAGTTGGCAATCGTTATGTCCCCAATACCCCATTAAATTAGGAAGCAATAAATGGCTTATGCACTTACAAAATACACAGGAGATGGTAGCACCACCACCTACACCATTGGCTTTAACTACCGTTCTACTGATGATGTTGTAGTCACGTTAGATGGGGTCACAAAGACTATCACCACGGACTATACCTTTCCGTCATCTAGCCAGATCACGTTTGGTACAGCACCGGGTAGCAATGTAGCTATTCAGTTTACACGGTCTACTAGCCAATCAACACGGCTAGTGGACTACGCTGCTGGTTCTGTCTTCAAGGAATCTGACCTTGATACCGACAGTACACAGGGTTTCAACATGGCTCAAGAGGCCATCGACATTGCTAACAATGCGATGCAGAGAACCCTGACTAACGTCTTTGACGCTGATAACGTCAAGATCGTAAACGTAGCTACGCCTACAGCAGCCACAGATGCCGCTAACAAGTCGTATGTGGACACAGGGGCAGACAACGCAGCTAACTCAGCCACAGCCTCTGCAAACTCTGCGACTGCTAGTGCCAATAGTGCAACTCAGAGTGCGAACTCTGCGACTGCATCGGCTGCATCAGCCACAGCATCGGCTGCTTCAGAGTCAAATGCTTCAACCTCAGAGACTAATAGTGCCACATCAGCGACACAGAGTGCTAACTCAGCTACGGCTAGTGCCAACTCTGCGTCAGCGGCCTCGACTTCTGAGAGCAATGCGGCTTCTTCAGCCTCGACTGCCTCAACTCAAGCCGCTAATAGTGCAACATCTGCGACTAATAGTGCGAACTCTGCAACTGCTAGTGCGAACTCTGCTACAGCAGCGGCTGGATCGGCATCGACTGCGAGTACACAGGCGGCACTGGCTACCACTAATGGGGCGGCACAGGTTGCTCTAGCCACAACTCAGGCTAACAATGCAGCAACTTCAGCTACAGCAGCAGCTAACTCAGCTACAGCAGCAGCCACAAGCGAGACTAACGCAGCCAACAGTGCAGCAGCGGCGGCAGCAGCCTTTGACAACTTTGATGACACCTATCTTGGTAGCTTCACCAGCGATCCAACAGTCGATAATGACGGTGATGCTCTCGTTTCTGGAGCATTATACTTCAATAGCAGCGCAAACGAGATGCGTGTATACGATGGTGCAAACTGGATTGCTGCATCATCTGCTGGTACTGCGTCTATACTTGAATACAAGTACACGGCGACTGCTGGGCAGACAACATTCTCTGGTTCTGATGACGCATCAAACACTCTGAGTTACACCGTAGATAATCTGATTGTCACACTCAATGGTGTGGTGTTGGAGAACGGCACAGACTACACAGCTACCAGTGGTACATCTGTGGTTCTGGCTTCAGGTGCGGCTGTTAGTGATGAGCTAAACGTGATTGCGTTTAAGTCATTTACTACTGCTGACATGGTGTCTAAGACCAACGGCGGTACGTTTGCTGGTGCGGTGACATTCGATGCTGGTGCTAACTTTGGCGATGACGACAAGGCCATCTTTGGTGCTGGCAATGACTTGCAGATTTATCATGCGTCAGACAATCACAGTAATATTAGAGAAACAGGAAGCGGCAACCTACAGCTTTGGGGCAGCAACACAAACTTCTTGAATACTGCTGGAAGCAAATATCACGCAACTTTTGCTGATGGCGGTGCTGTTACTCTTTACCATAACGGTGCAGCCAAACTCACCACCACCTCAACTGGTGTTTCTGTAACTGGTCAGGTCATTGCAACCAAAGGCAGCACAGGAACACTCGCCACGTTCACGGACGGCGTTGCAACTAACTTCACGATGAAAACAGATGGAAGCAACGTAGGCACTTTCGGCACGGAGGCTGGCAGTACACACCTTGCGTTAATGTCATCTGGCACTGAACGTATGCGTATTGACGCTTCAGGCCGTGTCACAATGCCGTATCAGCCAGCGTTCTGGGCTTTCCTAAACGGAAACTGGACTTCTTGGACGCCTAATAACCAGACCCAAGTAGTTCCTTTTGACCAAGCGTATCATAACATTGGCAGTCACTATAATACTTCTACAGGTTTATTTACCTGTCCAGTGGCTGGTAATTATGTCTTTACCTGTGGTGTTTATGTAGGGGGGGTTAGCGTTGAACAACTATGGTTAGTAAAAAATGGCGTGAGACAGCCAACACTCAGTTTTGCTAATGCTGGTACAAGTGGGGATAGATCGGTTGGAACATACATTGTGAGATGTTCGGCCAATGATACTATTGGTGTTTGCCCTTATGCCTCTCCATCTACAACTGGAACCGTATTTGCAAACTTTCACCATTCGTTCTTTATGGGAAATCTTATTGGTTAAACGGAGTAAAAACAATGACACAAACAATTACAATCGAACTGACAGATACTCAGTTCAAGGGACTAGAATACGCCGCATTGTCTCCGTCTGAGTGGGCTGACAATGCTGTCACAAACAGAGCAAGAATTGCAAAAGATGAAATCATTGCACAGCTAGTCGAACATTGTAACGCCAATGGCATCACCATTGCCACAGGCGAAGACGCACAGATTACGCAAGCCTTTGACCTAGAGGTTGTAAAGACTGCAGCTGTGCGTAATGCAGAAGCTGAAGCTGCTGCACTAGCAGGGGGCGGCGATGAGTAGAGCAAGAGACTTAGCAGACAGTGCCGATAAGGACATTGTAGGCACCCTTACAGTAGACGGCATTGAGGTAGACGGCGGCACGATTAAGCTGGACGGAAACTATCCGACAGGCACAAGCAACGTCGCAATCGGTGATACAGCTTTGGATGATGGCTCTCTGTCTGGCGGCTACAATACAGCAGCAGGTGCTGGCGCATTGTCTGCAAACACCAGCGGCGCACAGAATACCGCTGTAGGTGCCTTCTCATCTGATGCAAACACTACTGGCAGTTACAACGCTGGCTTTGGTCAGTCATCACTTGGCTCTAACACTACTGGCAGCAACAACACCGGTCTTGGCAGAGGTGCTTTGAGTGCAAACACCACCGCATCCAACAATACCGCTGTAGGTAAGGATGCACTTACCGCAAATACCACTGGCACAGGAAACACT